CAAAAAACGGTTGATGAATTGGCCCAAAAATTGTCAACTGTGGTAGATAGTTTGAAAATCGCTGAAACTAATGCTGCTAATTTTGCTAAGGTTAATGAGGATTTACATAGTAAGTTGAGTAAAGCTGAAGTTGTAAATAGTGAAACTGTGCAATTAACTAAATTTCTTCAAAATCAAGTTAATGAATCATATCACCATTTAAATTCTGGTGCACTATTTATGAAGGATGCCAAGAATTTTGATAAGGAAGTAAATACATCATGGACTAAAGAACAAGGTGGAATGAAATGTATCCAATGTAAGTGCATTCATCCAAAGTGGACAAAATGCAATGATTGTGGTGTACATCATTGTTCTAAAATGTTGTGCAAGTGTACAAAGAAGCACTGTAATGGAAAGTGTGGATTGTATCATAAGAAGCCAAAGGAAGTAAGGATTAAACATGATTTATTGAAACCTAAGGTTGCTGATAGGGTTAAAGAAGCATTACATGGTGTAGATCCAATAGCAAAGGCTAGTAGTTTGCGTAAAGGTGGTCGTATATTTTTAGACGTATTTGATGATCAGCAATTAAAGATTGATTCATTCGCTACGAATTTCACATTATTAAGAGGAGGGATGACAACAGTTGGTCATTTTGGTGAGAAAAGAAAAATGGGAAGTGATCGATATTCATTTTGTTTCCATGATACACCAACGATTTACACATTTACACCTGTGTGGAAAGTGATAGCTAAAGATATTAAGTGGACATCAGTTCCCATTGCTGACGCAATGAAAGGTAGGCCGAGTTTTCAAATAGGTAAACCAGAAGTTCACCAAATAGTGAGCATGAATTGTTATGACTTCACAAGGGGTATCCAAGTACAACCAGCTGGAATGGTGAAGCGTGTAATAGATGGTGAAGTAGTACATAGTATACCAACAGATGAGGGATATTGCGGAGCAGCAACATTTGATGAACATGGACAATTGCTATGTATACATACTGGTTATGATAATGAGGGGCAAATCGGAACATTGATTACTCCTGAGATTGCAGATCGTTGCAGTCCAAAATCAATATCAAAAAACTAATTGGCCCACCAGCTGCAAGCAGGCAGCTGACAATGCATTACTCTCCGATACTGAGTAATGTAATTATTAGTGGGATTCCAGTATCGAACCTCAAAGTGCGCACAGCACTGAATAAAGGGAATTTTACATTTCATGGATGCATGAACCGTAGAGTGACTTATAAACAGCGCAGTGTGCACAATACCAGTTTTGGTGATTTTTTGAAAAACACCAATCGTGTAATAGATTTTAAATATAAATATGCGGATGCTAATGTAGAGGCAGAACTACCATCCGTGGCCAAGTATGATAAAGCACCACCAGTCCTTGATGAACTGACATGGCGTAAGAGCAGTGATTTTATGTATAAACATTTCAACTGTATGCGTGGTTCATCATTATTATCATATGAAATTGTTTGGGCAGAAATGAATAAACAATCAAGTCCGGGTACTCCGTGGACTAATGTAGCA